ATCACCCAATCAATGGTCTATCGCGCTGGGAACCTCTGACGGATCGGTGGCTCTCTCGTCTAATCTCTGTGTTTCGCCACAAATCTCTGGTGAAATCGGCCCAAAATACGTGTAACTCCTAAAGTCAGCAAGGCGGAAAGGAACCAATTACAATGGAAGGACTCACTACAATTCATCTCGGGGGCAAGCTTGGCCAGTTGTTTGGCAAGAAATGGGAACTCATGGTGTCTAGTCCAGCTGAGGCGATTCGCGCTATTGATGTAAATCTAAAGGGTAAACTGATAGCGTATTTATTCAAACAGGGCAAGAGCAAATTTTACAAAATCGGAATTGGTAATAAAGAATCTCTGATCAGCGAAGAAGAGATTCATAACAGAAGCGGTGGATCAACAATATATGTGACTCCAACAGCCAAAGGTAAAAATAGTGGAGTTGGCAAAATTTTAGCCGCAGTGGCAATAGCGATTCTTATTGTTTCAGCTCCAACTGGAATTTTTATGGTAAAAGGAGCGCTCACGCTTTGGGGCACTATGGCGGCAACAGCCGCCGCTTCGTTGGCAATCGGAGGCATCACCCAAATGCTTACGCCTACCCCCAACTTCAATAATAACGCCGAGGGCGATTCTAGAGGCTCAAATCTGTTTGGTGGCAACGCATCGGCAATAAGCCAAGGAGGCGCTGTTGGTCTAGTGTATGGCCGCGCCTTGGTAACCCCAATGCCAGTCTCAATCTCCTTCGACAACAAGGATCAAAGCATACAAGTCGGCGCAGGCGTAATTCGCTATGAAAGAAAAGCGCTTCCGGGCGGCGGATATCAGTATAAACCAATCCCGTTTGATCAGAACCCCGATCAGCAGGGTACCCACGATTACTAATAGATCAAGCAACCATGGCCGCACCCGTCAATCAAGAAGCCGCGAACACCCTGCTTTCGGATAGCACGCTGAAAGTCTTGGACCTTCTGTGTGAAGGACCAATCTCAGGCTTTGCGCAGAAGAATCCGTCGTTGCCCATGGACCCGCTGATGTCGATCTATTTTGACGATGTACCCATCAGAAATGTGGATGGATCATACAATTACAATGTGTCGGGTGCTGGGTTTTTCTATGACTACATGCTGGGATCGGCGTCCCAAAGTGGCATTAGCGGTTTTCAGAAGGTTGAGGTCGCCATCCCCCTTCAGTCCAACACCCTAATTTCTAATCCTCCTATTGGTGCTGGCCCGTACAAAACGGTAGTCACCACGATTAGCACCGACACGTATCCTGACGCCGATTCTATCCGCATGACAGTCCGGGTGCCTGCGCTATACACGCAGGACAACAACGGCAACACGAACGGGTTTGAGCTGTCCTATGCGGTAGACATTTCCTTGAACAACGGGGCCTATGTCGCACAATCGCCTACTGATGGCCCATCTGCCAATGCTGTAAGCGTAATCAATGGAAAATGCACAACGGCATATCTCCAAACGGTGACCTACGTGTTGCCCAAGACGACTCCGCCGTCATCCCGCTATTCATGGAGAATCAGAGTTCGCCGCGTTTCCGAGGATATCCAGTCAACTCGCACGCAGAATGCAATCTTTGTGGATTCGATCTCGGTAGTCTCCGCGAACGGCTACGCCTATCCGAACAGCGCCATGTCGGCGATTAGCATTGCATCGAATCAGTTCTCGTCTATTCCCACGCGCTCATATGATCTGATGGGGATGCTTTTGAGCGTCCCAAATGGTTATACCCCGACAAAATATAACTATGGATATAATACGTTTGCGATAGGCGGCAACCTGATAGCTGGGAACAAGCAGGTCGGTGTGGAGCCAAATAATCTGGCGTATTTCACAACGGGCGTAGAGTATGGAATGAAAGTTACCGGAGTGGGTATTCCGGCCAATACCTACATAACGTCTGTAAATCGCGCGGTGATCGAACCGTCCTTTACCATTAGCGAGGACGCGACCGCGACCGCGTCGCCAGTCCCACTCACAGTCTTTTCCACTGATATCACTCCAACCATCATCCCAGCGTCCTACCCAACGATCTGGACCGGTGATTTCCGCACCGGCGTTTGGACCGATAATCCCGCATGGGTCTTCTACGACATGGTCACGGACCCCGTCCATGGCCTTGGAGACTACATCTCGGCGGCGTCGATAGACAAATGGACGCTCTACCAAATCGCTCAATACTGCGATGAAATGGTCGATGATGGAGATGGCGGACTGGAGCCACGCTTCACATGCAACGTGGCTATTCAACAGCCGGATCAAGCGTATTCGGTTCTTCTGAATCTCGCTTCCACGTTCCGTGGCATGATGTATTATGCCAATGGAACAATCCAGCTGAGCCAATCAGCTGATACGAAATATCCTGTATACGATTTCACAAATGCAAACGTCGTAAATGGATCATTCTCATACTCGGACACGGCTAAGAACACTAGGTCAACCGTTGCAATGGTCAAATGGCGCGACCCAAACAATGGGTTTCGCGAGGCCATCCAGTACATCGAAGACGTAGAGGGCATTCAGAGATATGGCTATGTCCAAAAGGATATCACTGCCTTTGCCTGCTCTTCTCCCGGTCAGGCTTATCGCCTTGGCACTTGGACCCTGCAAACTGAGCGTCTATTGACCGAAACGGTCACGTTCCAGACCTCTCTTGAAGGGCTTTATCTGAGGCCGGGTGATAATTTCGCTGTCTACGACAATTTCAGGAACAACAGGAGCCAAGGCGGAAGAATCGCAGGGTTTAGCACGGGCCGCAGTTTCGTTGATCTGGACCGTCCGGTGACCCTAGAAGCTGGCGTCACATACACCCTCACGGCAATCACGCCAAAGGCCGTGGCCGATCCAATGACGGTCACAGGATCAAACCAGATCAGCTCAATTCGTCAGACGCAGATTGAAACGTATCGTGTCATTGACACCCCCGGAACCTACACGCGCCTTGGAATGGCGGGCCAGTTTGACTCTGGTATTTACATTGGCAGTCCATGGACTCTGTCAGCGAGCGGCTACACTGGAATTTTCAACACCGCCTCTTTCTACACGTGCTTGGCCACTTCCGAGATCGAGCCGGGCAAAATTGAGGTCTTGGGTCTTCAGGCGAGCACCGGGGTCAACTTCCTGATCTCTACGGGCTACACTATCGTTGATGATCCGCCCAATAACGGAGATTCGACCTCTATTCGTCCGCCAAGCGCGCTAAATATTGCTTATCAGACTGGCGCGCTAGCTGACAATACGTTCTATCAGAATCTCTATGTGACGTGGACCGACACGCCAGACAAGGGTAGGAATTTCTCGCAATACGTCGTATCTGGCCGCGCCTACGCGACCTCATCAACAGATCAATACGTCACGCCGTCAAACTTTACGACTTGGGCCGCCGAGGTAGGCACTTATGAGTTCAATGTGGCCGCTGTAAGTCTGGGTGGAGAAATCTCTTCGTATATCAATGCGAGCTACACGGTCCCGGCGACCAATCCTTTTGGCCGCACCCCACCACTGTCTGGTGTTTTTATCACTGAGAATTTTGACGACTATCTATTTTCCAGTAACGGCGCTTACACCGGATTCGTTGGTCAAAATCCAACGCTTGGGTGGAACTTCCAAAAGAATAGCGATGGGTTCAGTAGCCCGGCCTATGATCTGGTAACTGGCTATCGGATTCGTGTTAGCGGATTTGACGGTACCTCCAACTACCTGAGCCCGACAGTGATCATTTCTGGCCGCGACAACTCCAGCTATGCTTTCCCAGCAGGCTTTCTCTACACTGGCCTCGGTGGCCCAGCTCGGCGCGGATTCAACTTCTTTGTGGACACGATGGATGTCTATGGAAACATCGCGACTGGCGGCCAGCTGAAGATCAATAATCCGCCGCCCAAGCCGCCGCAGGCCTCTGGATTTGTAGGTTTCAACGGTGGATTTACGTATAGTTTCACACCGCAAGTGACCGATGTGGATATTAGTGGAGTATATCTCTGGTATAACAACAGCCCGTCGTTTGTTCCGCAGTTTGGCAATCAGAATTACGTCACCCCGAACCTAACGGATATTGTTATTAACAGTGTCTATCAGGTCAACGACTACTACATGTGGTTCTCGCTGGTTGATACCTTTGGGTATACCGGATGTAATATCTACGGGCCGACCCGCATCAACCCAAATGGCAGCGTTTCGGGCGCGTACTTCAATCTGAACCAGAGCATCGTTTTATTGGGTGCTGGCTATTCTGGACTGTCAGGCTATACGACGGGTCAAATCTACCAGACAAATACGATCCTCGCAACCACTGGGTTTGTACTGGCGCAACAGATCAATTCGGTCAGCGCGTCCGTGACTAGCTTGTCGGGTTATACGAACGGGCAAATTGTTGATGTCAGACAGGTAATTGTGAACACGGGCCAAGCGAATGTTTTGTATTCCAACAATCTCACAGCGTCAGTAAGCGGATATACTACTGGACAAATCTATACTACTAATCAGCTTATTGTATCAACTAGCGGAGCCTCAGCAGTCTACACGAACAATCTCCTCGCAGGCACCACAGGTGTGAATGCGTCAGTCCAGATCATGGCGAATGCCTATGTAACTGGACAGACTAATGGGATTGGGGGCGTGGCTGTCGCGAGCTGGGGTTTCAATCTGGACGCTAACGGCAAAGCGGCGGGACTCAGAGCAACGACAAATAACGCGACTCAGTATGGGGTACTTGCGCTAAGCGGCTTGTCGATTCAGTCTGAAGCTTTTACACCGGGAGTAAAGGGCTGGAGGATTGATCCAAGTGGCAATGCAGAGTTTGGAAATGCAGTGGTGCGTGGATCATTTACTGGTGGGGCTGGCACAACCAAAACATCCGTAAATGAAATTGGCGTCACGCTTGGAATAGGCAATACTACTATTCCTCGAATGGATTTGAACGCGTCAGACACGTCATTTAATATTTGGGCTAATAGTTCTACCAGTCAACTGGGAACCTTTGGGCGACTGACTAATGGCTCTATCACTGGTGGTAATATTATTCTTCGATCTATAAATACCATTGGAGACACAACAACTAAAACTATTGAACTTATAGGAGCTGATGGTCTTATCAACTGTGATATCCTAGACGTAGACACTACCTCTAATTTTGACGGCATCGCTACATTCAACGAAGACATTTATCTGGGTAATACATCTCAAACTCGATACCTCTATTTTAGGAATGGTGGAAATATCGAATGGGGCCTTGGTGGGAGCATGGACACAAATCTATATCGCGATGGAGCAAGCTCACTAAAAACTGATGACGCGTTTACGGCAGCGTCTGTAAACACAACCTCATCTGCGCGTTTCAAAGATAATATTAGCCCCCTAGACGGATCTATGGATATGGTTCGACAGCTTTCTGGCGTTCGATTCGACTGGAATAACAAGGATCTGGACAACGATATCGGACTGATAGCAGAGAACGTCTACTCTATCGCCCCCACGCTTGTAGGAAAAAACTCTTCTGGCCAAATTGAAAGCGTGGACTACGGTAGGATTGCCGCAATTCTCGTAGAAGCCACAAAAGAGATTGATGCCAGATTGAAAAAGGTAGAAGAGATCAATGGCTTCTGACTATAAAGTTTCGCTTGTCGATCTAGACGATATATTCAAACCTAGATCCACAGCCGCCAGAGCAAATGTTGGGTTCAAGGTATTGGGAGCTGATTTGGCTGATAGATATGAAGCGTCAGCTGGAAACGGCAGTCCAGATGTTGATCAAATTGACTACAACACAAACTACAAATCGAGTGGGACTGATCTCCGATACTATTTCAAAGCCATATCGTATATCAGCTCTCCAGTCATCACGGTTCAGCCCGTTGCCCACTCAGTCAATGAGACAGCAACCACAACTTTTACTATCGTGGCATCCGGCGCACCAACCCTCACATACCAATGGAGAAAGAATGGCTCCAACCTATCAAATGCGGGACATTACTCTGGAGTTACAACGGCGACGCTGACCATCTCCAGTTCAAGCGCTGCGGACGCCGCCAATTATGACTGTGTTGTTAGTAATGGCATACTTCCTAACGCGACTAGCAACAGCGTAGCTTTGACCGTGATTCTAATCCCAGTAATCAGTGGGACGACCGGCGCAGGAAACTACAACGAAGGAAATGTTTTGACTCTCACAGTATCGACATCAGCTGGAACAGCTCCTCTATCTTATCAGTGGAAGCTGAATGGAAGTAATGTTGTGGTTGGAACAGGAGCTAATACCGCCTCTTACCAGTTCACCCTCAATAGCTCCACGGACGGTGATTACACATGCGTGGTTTCTAATGCGGCGGGCAGCGCCACATCAAGCAACGTAGCGATTGGTATCATCGCTCCTGTCATCAGCGGCACAACAGGAGCCGGAAACTACAACGAAGGAAATGTTTTGACTCTTACGGTCACAACCTCCGCAGGAACAAATCTATCATATCAATGGAAACTGAATGGAAGCAATGTTCTAGTTGGAACAGGAGCCAATACCGATTCTTATCAATTCACGCTCAGTTCATTGCTTACGGGTAATTACACATGCGTGGTTTCTAATAATGGCGGTAGCGCCACATCAAGCAATATTGCTATTGGAATTATTGCCCCCGTCATCAGCGGCGGATCTGTCGAGACAGGACCATACAACCTGAACGAAGGAAATGCTATCAATCTTACAGTCACAACCTCTGCGGGAACAAATCTATCCTATCAGTGGAAATTGAATGGATCAAACGTGGGCACAAATAGTTCCTCGTATTCAACCACTCTAAGCACCTCTACGGATGGCACTTATACCGTGGTTGTGTCAAACGGTGGAGGAAGCGACACAAGCTCGAATTGCGTCATATCCATCATCGCGCCGGTCATCAATGGAGGCTCTGTCACAGGCGGCACAGGCGGCTCACCTCCATCTGGCGGCGGGACATATTCTCTCAATATTGGAGATGGTGCGAATTTCACAGTGACAACATCAGCAGGCGCAAATCTTCATTATCAGTGGAGGAAAGACGGAGCCCCAGTGGGAACAGACACAGACTCTTACGGTTTCACGGTTGCATTTGGCGACGATGGCATTTACTCTGTTGACGTGTCGAATGGCGGCGGCACAGTCAGCGCATCGGCCACACTCGTTGTTCTGTAGCCAATCCCCTTTATGGACTCATCACAAGACCAGCCTACCCTCCGCATTCACCTAGAACGTCTGACAGCGGATAAGAAAAATCTGATTTCTCGATTCAATGACGAGACAGCAAAGCTCGAAGCTCTCAAGAACGGCATCGAACAGTATCGAGGCGCGATCTCCTACAACCAGAATCTGATCGATTCCATCACCAAGGAGCTGGAAGACCTGAACCAGAAAGCGTTCTCGGCACAGGCTCGCCCCCTTTCAGAGGTCATAGAGGCCAACGTCTCAGCCACCAAAAGCTAGGCTCAAGTCACCGTAACGGTGATGTCGCTAGTCAGAGCGGTCCCAGTTTCCGTGATCCGAATGATAGACGTATCGGGCGTGTCTGCCACATAGCCAGAATTGGCCACCATGATAGTCGGTCCAGAAATCACCGTGATGTAGGCGCTGGTGCCGAAATTGATCTGGAGCGGGAGCAGCGCGGCGGTGTATTCGACCTGAGGGAAAACAATGCTTGTATACGCAGTTCCGCTAGAGAACGCGTAGAAATTCGGCGTGGCCCGCGCGATATCCATGATCTTCATGGACCAGTTGAATGACACCTTGGTCATAGAGCCGATCTGAGAATTGAAGGTCTGGGAGTCTAGCTTCGCACCGAGAAAGCGGAATTGAATGTCATCAGTAGATCCACAGGCATTGCGGAATCCGACCGTGAAGTCATAACCCGAGTCTGCACAGTTGAAACGGTTCAGCGCGTCAGCTTGAATCCCATTCAGATAGGCGTCCGCGCTGATCCCAATGGTAACCGGCCACATGACTGGTCGGTTATTCGGGTAGGCCCAACCAAGATCCTTGACATCGGTCCTTGGAATATCAATGTCAAAGCGGAAGGACTGGAGTGGGCAAGCAGTGTTTCCGGTGAGAACCGCGCCAAGCGCACAGCCAGTATTAAAGGAGAGAATCAGGTTGCCCGGCGCAGCATCGGAGTAGCTTTTGATTGATGCGGCGGCAAATGGCAGAACGTAGGTTCCAGTCCATTGGGACCCATCCCGCTTCACGATAGATGGCAAGAACTGACCAGAGCCGCTGTTCTGAATGAGCAGATTCAGCCCTTGCACTGTGGCTGAAACTGTAGAAATCTGACCTACCCCGGCAGAGAACGAGTAGTTGGTCAGAACCCCGTTGCCAAGAGCCAAGACCTTGTTGTCCCAGCCGCGATAGGAATTGGCGTCCTGATGCGCCTCGTTTGCCAGCAGGTAGTAATTTCTCTCTAAATTGACCGAGGCTAGGGCTGGAGTCGATTGGCTGACGTTTAGCCCGATATTGCGCTCATTCAACCCACTGGCGAAGGCATACGAGAAGGACAGGTCTGCGCGGGGCCTATCCACAATCTCCTGATTGCCGCCGCCATCCCACCCGAACTGATTCGAGCGTGGAATAGTCAACGAGATTGAGGCAGATTGGACTCCCTCTATCGTTCTGGTGGCCAGATTCTCGAACGAGCTGCTGTATGGGGCGTTCCCGCCCACAAAGAGGGCCTGAACGCCGAAATTTAGGAAATCATCCATGGCCGCGATGGGGTGTTCCCCTCATCAAGGCGAGGGGAACGAATACAGATCCGAGCCGTCTACGGTGCCCGGTAGAGACTTGTTGAGCTTATAGTCGTGCATGGCGATACGCATTTGATTCTGAGCATTGGCATTCAGCGACAGATACTGCTTGGAGATTGACACCGTGCTCTCGCGAGTCACCGAGGTATCACCCTCTTTCATATTCGTCCAAGGAACCCCTAAGCCCGCCAGAGCCGTGAGAGACTTCAGCTCATAGTAGTTCGACTCATACATGAGGGAGGCGATATAGGCCTCCTGCGGCCCAAACCCACCAGCAATGCATGGGCTGTCTCCGGAGACGTAAAAACAGCTATCCAACTTCATATTGATGTCCCCCAGCATCCCACCACTGGACGTAATCCAGCCCGAGATAAAACCCACGGAAACAGATGTGGGTGACCCGATAGTCTGCCAGATACCTGAGGCAAGAGTCAAGACTTCGTTAGTACAAAAGGACATGGTAAGATGAGTGAGATTAGCCGTTTAGCCGCGCGCTGGACATAGGAGGTTACACGTAAAACGATACAGTTTGCCCAAGAGATTAGACCCCGTGGGACAAAGCACGCAAAGCCTGATCTCGCATAGCCTGCGCTTGAGTTTTTTCAGAGATTTCGCGCGTCCGCCCTTGGCGACCATGCTCTTGAATGAATTTGCGCTCTAGAGCGTCAATGAGATGGGCGCGGTCTTCGGTGGCCGCCACACCCACTTCATAAGCGTGTTCATGAAGGGCGTGAAGGGTCATAGCCTTCAGATCCTCTTGGTAGGTCTCATAGTCATGAGTACGATACTCTTTGGAGACAATCCCCATGATCTCATAGATCGAGCGAGCGGGCAGTGCAGCTGTAGCAACTTTGGATTTTGACATATCAAGAGGCTTTGTAGCCACAGTTTTTTCTGAACCGACCTTGGGTGACGATAATTTACTCATGACGATATAATGGGACTGAATGGTTAGCCGTTCCTTGGAGAGGTGGTGCCCCGCCAGACCCTATTACACGTGAAATGAGGAGAGTTATACTGGAGTTTGGAAGATTTCCCCAATCTTCGTTAGGTGTAAAAGAAAAAACCCGCTCATTGCTGAGCGGGTTTGAAGTTATTCTTGGAGAAGAATTAGTAAATGAGACCGACGCAATTACGGCCATCCAGTGCCACGCGACCCTCACGGATCTTCATGTAGTAGC